TATTAGATGATTCTGATAATCATGATGATAATAACTATCCTTTTGGTGATTATATTGAAGAATGGATTTTAAAGGGGCAAAATTCTGAAGATATATTAATCAGATTCTTATCAAAAGTATATCATCAATTTGGTTTTGAATCTCAACCATATGTAAAATTTATTTTATATTTTAAAGAAAATAACTGGTACAAATATAATTCTAATAATCCTTATCCAATTCAATCAAATTTAGCAACTGTTATGAATAATTATGAATTATTCAAATTAATTAAACGTCGTTTAACTGCTCTTGAAAAGGGAAGCGCAATAAGATTTATTACTAGAGAAGTTAATAAATGTCAAGAGTTTCTTACAGATGAAGAATGTAACAAATTTATTGTAAAGTATATAAAGTTGTATGATACTTCAATGAGTATTTTAAAAGATTTAAAAATAGAATCAGATGTTTATCAATCATTAAAAATATTAATGGAACAAATTTTTATACTTAAGAAAGAAGATTATCAAAATTAAAATATTTTAGAACTAGAAATATATACCAGTACAGCTAAATAACATAAAATTCCTAAAACGAGTGATAACAACCATATTGGTAATATAGTTTTATTTCTATATCCAACACCAAAATGGCGAATGCTTCCATCTTTATTATAAAAACATGCTGGTTTCATCATTTGAATTGAACCAAAAATAAATAAAAATAAAATTATAGCAGCTAAAGGGGTATTTTCTCTAACATAAGTTTTAAGCATCTTATATATATCTTATTTTAAAAAAAGTAGTATAAAAGCTAAATAACTTTTAATATTTTATTTTTATTAACAAAATATTAAACATTTAAATATTTATGCGTCATCCCAATCAACCAATTCATCACCATCATATCCAGTAGTTTCTAAACTAGTATAGTGATTACCGTCAGTATAATCTTCCGCTATGTCACGCATATCATTTGCTTCATCATCAAGCTGATTATCAATTTCTTGTTGTTCCATATATTCATCAAGTAATATATCAATATTTTCATCATTTGCGTCGGGATTAGATTGTCTAATTTTTTTCTCTGCTTTAACCATTTGATCTCTAAGGTCACCTTCCTTTTCATAATATTCTTTATCATACATTGTAAGACCTTTTTGCATTCCGACACTATATTTGCCTAGTTTATTAATTTTAAGAATAGTATCAGCATCTCTTAACTCATCGGTCATATTTTTAAGTCTATCAGTAACCATGTCTTTCTCTCTTTCACGCAATTTAAAGACTCTATCTTGTATCTCTTCATATGAAATATCTACTGTGTCTTTTTGATTATTTAATATATCTACAAAAGCAATTATTAGTTCAGCAGTTTTTTGCCTTAATTCCTTTTTATTACCAGTTAATAAAGTAACATCTTTTTGACTTCTTGAAGTCATAGCTAAATCAGCTCTAGTTTCAGTATCTTCAAGATATTCAACCGCAAAAATATCAGAAACCTCAGTTTCCTTTCTAATTTCAGTAACAACCATTTCTTCTTCATCGCTTAATTCAATATAATTGAGTAAAGCACGAAGTAAATAATATTCAAATAAAAATCTGCTTGTTCTCTCGTCGAAAATAGGTTTAATTATTTTTTCTTCTCCCAATTTAATACTTGAGAATTTAGGTGTTACATTAGCAATTCTAATTAAATTATTAGATGTTTTTTGTATTGTAGTTAAAATATTTTGTAAAGTGGGATTACCATAAAATGTTTTTAATTTTTCATAATATCCACCAATATAACCTTTAAGTTTATTTGAATGATTTTTTGAGAATCCATAATAATTTGGAATATGAACATCGTCATAATTAACTTTATTTAAAATAATGTTAGGGAATACCTTAACAAAGTTAGAAATAAAATCTTTATAAAAATTTACAATATTATAAAGCTTATCATCACTAATTTTAATATTTTCATTTCTGGCTGAACTATCAGCAATCCAATTAGATAAATTTTCTATTGTTTTACTCATTTTTCTAACGGAACTGGTGCTTATATTTGGCCCAGTATTTTTTTGAACAAATTCAATAATTTCTTCTTTCATAGAACCAATATTTCTTATTAAAAAGTTATTTAAATCTTTTACTTCTTGTGTGTAGTTTTCAGTAGCTATATCAAAAGTATCTAGCGAATTGCTGATAAGATCTCTCAATGACTTTTCAACAACTTCATCATTTTCATCATCAATCGATTCTAATGTTTTTGTTAATCTTGTTATAGAAGATATTTCAGGTGTATTTAAATCAATATTTACTATATTATGTCTGCCGATGATTTGAAGGAGCCTAATGAACTGCTCATTTTTATAATTTCTACCATCTTCCTTTAACTTCTGAATCATGCGGTCAACTGAATCATTAGGATTTATTAATCCAGCCTCAGGTTTGTCTGTACATAATGGAAGTAAATCTTGTGGTATAGGCATTAAAGATTTAAATTTACAAAAATAAATAAATGCTAAATAAATTGTCCTTTCATTAAACTCATTAGTAATAGATGGATATTTATTTTTAGTATTAATATCACTATAAAAGATTCCGGCTTTTGAATAACTTATAACATCATCCATAATATTCGATAAATTTGTAACGATTTCATTATATTCAGTAATTCTTGGATCTTTACTCGAAAAATAAGAAAGTGTATTTTCTCCTTCTTTAGTTTCGCAACATGAATTTTCTAAATAAGGTTCATTGTTCGATGTATGAAGAAGCAAATGACTTTTTCTAACAATTTCTTGGATTCTCTCTATTAGAGCAAGAGAGAAAATAATTATTTTAGAATTTACTACAAGTAGTTTTTCTCTTTGATTAACTGAACCAGACCTTAAATCGCTCATCAATGACTTTTTAAATTCAGGTGAAATATTTACTAAATGTCTAATATTAAATTTGACTAATGGAGGTAAAAATTGAGACCATTTAGCAATATCATGTTCTTCAGGTATTTCTGTAGCACTATTAGTTAGTAAATAAACAGTTTTTTCTTCAAATTTTCTTTTAACTTCTGGATTAGCGATTAAGACATCGTCAATTGAAGCTTTAATTCTATTATTTATTACTTCTATTTTTTTACCCTTTAGTACATTCCATGGTTCGCCAGATTCCCTAATATCATAAGCTACACAACCTAAATATGTTAAACTACTTAAATCACCTTGGCCTTCAAATGGGTAACCAGTAAAGGACCTAATACATCCAGGATGTGTTTTTCTTGTCTTCACTGATGGAATAGATGTTTGAACAGCGATTAAAAATGCGCCTAATGTGTAGTATAAAATAGCAGTATTATAGAAATCTTTATATGACATAATTTTTTTACCCTTTTCTGCCATCTCTCTAACTTTGGATTTATAATCACTTTCTGACTCAACAGTTTCTTTAATTGAATCTAAAACAGTATTAATAATAAATTCTTTTTGAATTTCAATATTTATACCCATGGCAACAGAAACAGCATTTATAATATTACTTATCATTCTAGTTTCAGGTGTAATATATTTAATATCTGCTGCTGCTGCTGCCATAATTTTATTTCCAGCATCAGCTTCCATAACAGATCTACTAGAAACCTTAAACCCTTCTTCATAACCTTCTTCAACATCTAAATCTACAGGACATATTGGCCAACCACTATGCTTATCGCACCACCAATCACCATCATCACTTGCTTGACCAATTGTAGATCTAATATGTTCAAGTATAAAACCATAATCATTCTCACCTCCAATAACATATGCTTCTGCTAATTCAAATTTAAATATTGGTAAAATAGGTAAATCGCTTTTATTACAATATAACCAATGTTCAGACTCTTCTTCATTTAAAGGTCCAAAACCTTCAACCGCTTTTCTTGTAAATGTATTAACAAATTTTACAATATCATGTTGTTTTTTAGAAAAGTCAGCTTGTCCAAGAATAAAATTTAATAATTTAGCATATGGTGATACTGATTTACCGGTTGTGTCTAATTCAATTGAAGAACCTAATTTAAATTTCTGGTTATTATATTTTAATAAATTATTTGTTTCAATTTTAGTTAATCTGGCATTTATTGATTCAAGATATTCAAAACGTTCATTTATTTGTTTCTTTAATTCTTCATTTGAAAGTTTATATTTTGTATCAAATTCATTAATAACATCTTTTAAAAGTTTTGTTTGTAATCCTAATTCATCAGATTTAGTTGATTCACATTTATCAGTATTATTTTTTGTAACATTAACACATTGTTCTTGAATATCACATAATATAGATGCTTGATCAGTGTTAATGTTCTCTTTGTTTAATTCAGCATCTAATTCCCATTTATTATGTTTACGAATATAATATTGTACTTCTTTATTGGATTGTTGATTATATCCCAAATACAAAATAGCAAATTGATCATCAATTACTAGTTTATGACCATCAACCAATGTATCTGCTAAATATTCAGCATCAGTTTCGCTCATATGTTTCTTTTCCATTAAATCTTTGGTAATATGAGCCTTTAATTCTTCAGGAGACATTGTAAGAACCTGTTTTTCATAACCATCTTTATCTTCTAATACACCGTAATTTGTTTTATCGTATTTTTTATCAAAATAAATAGTTTTATCATCATCTTGTTTTAATTCATCCATAGATGTATAATATTTTGCTATTGTTATTGTTCTACATTTATTAGCCTCTTCTTCTGTCTTTAATTTGCCATCAAGTTTAATCTTTTCTTGATCAAATAGTGTAGAAAACTCAGATGGAAACATTAATGGAAAATTTTGAATAGAGAGAGCAGTTGTGTACAACCTTTTATAATCTCTTAATGTTAATTTTCTTAAAATCTCTGAATTAGTAAAAAAGGTTGGATCTGAAATATCATAACCTTCGTTAATAACAATATTACGCATGTTTCTATTGAGACTTTCAATAATTGAAAATGCTCTTGTTGGAATAGGACTAATAGATTGAATACTAGTAAGTGTTTTAAAGACTCTAGAACGTTCAATAAATTTTTTGTTGAATTCAGAAATTTTTTGATTAATAAAATCTATAATTTCAACATACTGCATATATGTTAAATCATCTGAATAAATCAAAAATGGTTCTAAATAAGAAACCACTTCAACAATTGATAATTTACCAGTTATATATTTTTTCATTAAATTAAAAAGAACACGTGTTTTTGGAATGATATGGTTTAAATATTTTTTGTATGTTTCACTAGATGTTAAATTCTGGGTTTCAGGTAAATTTAATACATATTGCTTTATGTTATTGGCAAAATTTTGTTCATTAAACTGTATTTCATCATCAAAATTATCGATAAAATTTAAATTAACATTTGTATTTTTTCTAAGGAATTCCCAATAATTTAAAAAAGCATTATTTAAATTAACCTTATCTAATATATTTGTTCCTGGTAAATTAATTTTTGAAAATCTAATTACAGGTTCAGGTAAAAATATAACTGATTTAATACTCATATAATCATCAGGTGTCATATTTGTTCTAACTGTTACCATGCGAGCACCAGTTGAATCAATTGTATCTAACTTAGTTAAACCAGTATTATATTTTTGTATAACAAATCTTCTACTTCTAACAGCATTATTGTTATAAACTGAAGAATATAAATCTTCTAAGTTGTTAATTACAGTGTTAATATTATTAACAGCCTTCAATTCATATATTACTCCATTCAAATCTTCATCCTGTAGTTCTTTAAAAGGAACTGTATATGCTCTGTCAATTTCGCGATATAATTCAGCATATTTATTTTGATCAGAAGGCATGTTATTGGATTTATAGTTATCAATTATCTCTTTAAGGTCAACAAGCGTTTTGTCTAAATTAAGATTAATTACATCACTATTTTCTTCATCATGATTTTCTGCGTTATAAATATATTTAAAATTTTTAACAACAGGCAAAATCCAATATAAATTTACATTTAAATCATAAAAATAATTTCTAACCAATGGTTTATGCGAAGCTTCTTTTAGAAGAAATCCTTCAACGTTACCATAATTGTCATAAAATGAGAAATATTCGCGAAGTTGTTTAAATCTCTCTATCATGGTGTGAATATTGTTTAATACTCTTGGAGTTCTTTGTGCGTTTGGAATTGTAGAGAGAAGTTCGTCTAATAAATCGCTAACTTGCGTTTCAATACTATATCGTTGACTCTTAGAGGATACATCTACAAATTCACGAATGGGTCCAAATTCTTCGTCGCCAAATTGTACTTGGTCAGCCTTTACAATAAACTCTCTTATTTGGTTTTTAATATCCTTAACTGGAATAGTAAGCTGAATTTTTTCAGGTTCAACAAACTTCTTTTCAACTTCTAATTCAGGTATTTCTTCTAAAGGTTCTTCCTTTTCTGCCTGAACCAAAGGCTGAGAAGGTTTCCCTCTAATTTCTATCATTTGGATTGGTAAATTTTCAGGGAGACCTTTATAATCAAAATTAATGTATATTACATCATCGTCAACAGTTCTAATTTCAATCATATCATTCTCTAAATTGGTTATCTCTCCAGTAATAATAACAGGAAAATCACCTTCAAAATAAATATTTATCCATTTTCCAGGTAGTAAATCATTTTGCCTGGCATAACTGGGTGTATCACTTCTGCTTAAAATAGCTATTCTTGTTATGTTACCGTCTCCAATTGTACCATCTTTATCTATAGAAAGTCTAAGTCTTTCTAATGTTTCAACATTTATTAAATAAGCTTTTGACTTATCAATATAATCAATAATAAAGGTTTGATCATTTAAATTTTCATTTAATGGGTTACTTATTTGTATAACATCGCCTAGTTGTAATTCTAATACAGTATCATCTGATTTTGGGTTTGGTAGTGGTTTTTCTTCGGGTTCACTATTACTTTCAGACATTGTTTCTATATTTATAATAGAAATTTTTATGCTTAAGTAAAAATCAATATTTAATTATAGTTTAAAGACAAATTATAATATTATAATTATTAACAATGACTTCTACTAGATATATACTTTCAGATATTAAAGGCTTTAATGAAATCGTAAATTGTGATGTAAATAATTTAGAAATTCTAAAATTAAACAAAGTTGAATCAAGAACCTCTAATAACTCTACTTACAAAGTTGTTAGATATGATAAAAATTTTTTAAGCATCGATTTAATTTCTACTTATGGTTTGTGTCGTTCCGTAATTATTAATAGTAAAAATAAGGTTGTAGGTTTTGCTCCTCCTAAATCTATTCCAAGCGAACAATTTATTCAAAAATATAATGAGAATACACCTGAAGTAGTTTTCGAACAATTTGTTGAAGGAACAATGATTAATGTATTTTGGGATGATTCTATTGGTTTAACTGGAGGATGTGAGATCTCTACACGTAATACTGTAGGTGCTACATCTAGTTTTTATAAAAGTAAGAAATCAAAAACATTTAGAGACATGTTTTTAGAGGCTGCTAGCGAAAATAAAATGGATTTTTCTATTTTAGATAAGAAATATTCTTATAGTTTTGTTGTTCAACATCCTGAAAATAGAATTGTTGTTCCTTTTAAGAAACCACAACTGTATCTAGTTGCTGTTTATTCAATTAATAATGATAATAATGGAATTATCGTAGATGCTCATGATTGTCAACAGTTTAAGGAATTTTTTAGTTCTACTTCAGTAATGTTTCCTCATTTTTATAACTTTCATACATATTCGGATTTAATTGAAAATTGTGCTTCTATGAATACTCGTTATGACTGTGTCGGCGTTGTTCTTCATAACAAACTTACTGGAGAAAGAAGTAAAATTAGAAATCCTGTTTATGAGCAAGTAAGAAATTTAAGAGGTAATCAACCAAAACTTCAATATCAATATCTTTCTTTAAGAAAGGAGGGTAGAGTTGGCGAGTTCTTAAAATTTTATCCTGAAAGTAAAAAAGAGTTTTCAGGATTTAGAGATCAAGTACATTTGTTTACTGATACAATATTCGCTAATTACGTTTCATGTTATATTAAAAAGGAAAGACCTTTAAAGGAATTTCCTGATCAATATAGAACACATATGTTTAACATTCATCAAAAATTTATTAATGAACTTCGAGAGAAAAAACAATTTGTTACAAATACTGTTGTTCAAAAGTATGTAAATGAACTACACCCATCTCTATTGATGTATTGTTTAAACTTTCAAATGAGAAAGAGAAATGTTGATACTATTGTGGCTGAAAGTAATATTTAAAAAATAATATTTTTATAAATAAAATGAGACTCTTGGGATTATTATTTAGTATTTTAGCTGTTCTGGCTAATAGTAGTGATGTTTGTAAAAAAGAACCTGAAAACCAATGTATACAATTTACAGTTGGTTCCGGAACTGGCTGTGATTGGATGTGTAATTATTGTGCTAGTCAATTAGGAACTAATAATTATTATTTTACTGACGGTGTTTGTACATATCAACAAGGACAAGGATGTGTTGGTTCTCCGGTAACAGGTAAATCTTATACATGTTGCGCCGTTTAAAAAATAAATTTATAAAATAAACAATATAATTTTATAAATTTAAACTAGATAAATAATCTAAACAATCATCAAAATGTTCATCATTATAAAATCGTAACCATTTTTTATTCTTTACTAGAGAATTTACAAACCGATTATTTTCTGGTGTACATGATTTATCAATGATTAAATATAATAATTCTTTATTATATTCAAAACAATTATTAATCTCAATCGTTTGATGATATGATGAAATTGTTTCTTCAGAAATACATATTACAAAATAAATTGTTCTTTCTAATATATTTCCAACACTTTCTGATATTTTATTAGCATCTAAGTGATCTAATAATTCACTTGAATTTTCTGAATTAATTACATAAAATTTTTTTTCAGATAATTTTTGTTGTAAAGAGTTTATATATAAATTATCTTTATTTTTTTTAGGATATGAAAGATAAATATTTTTACTGTTATTTATTAAACTATTTGATGCGCCCATTTTAATATTATGATTCCTTTTACCATATAGAAAAATATAAAAAAGGATTTCAATTTTTTTATTTAATTTATTATATTTATATTCTTTTTCAAAGATCTAATTATTTAAAGTGTAATTTTTATCCCTTTACAAATTTAGTGAAGTCTTTTTTCAATTTACCATAAACTTCTTTTGAAAATTGAATACACTCCTTTAAATGACCTTTAATTGTTGATTTCTCAACAGGTTCAGTATATGATAATCTTATAATACTATAATTATCATGAGGATGCATCTTTTTAAAACCACAGAAAGTTAGAATATTCTTTTCATAAAATTGACTATATAAGAAATATTCTAATATTTTTCCAATTGTATAATCTTCATTTTCAAGAATAATATCAAAACAATTTGCCATAGTATTTTCAGCAACCTTAATCTCTAATTCATCCTTATCAATTAAAGAATCGATATTAGTTAACTTGTCTAGTAAAATATTACAAGCAATATTAACAATTTCATCATTTGTATGAACGCCAATTGACTGAACAGTAAAATCATAACTATCTTTCTTATAAATACGTTTTCCATCTAGCAACTTCCAATTATCTGATTCAAATTGAATTTCTTTTTCATTTTTACCTTCATCCTTCCATGTTTGAATCTTTCTAGCAAGTTCTGCTTCTTGAGCCGCCAAATCAATAGTAAAACCATATGAGCATGTAGAAACAGCATTAAACATTCCATCTTCCTTAGCACTTCCAATATCAAATTCACAAGTTAAATGAATTTTTTCACCAGGTAATTCATCAGAGATTCTAGGGCGCAATCTAACAAAATCTATAAAATAACCAGTATAATCATCAGCTGGGAAAATTTCTCTAATTTTATCTACTGGTAACTGTTTTCCAGTAACAAGATCCTTGATAACAAAATGTTCAGAAGTAACAAACATAATTGTATCTGTAGTATTTTCTATATTTACTT